CTCCGAGAAGGCACCCACCGCGGCCGCCGGGTCCATCGCGTCGCCGAGATCGCGCGCGATGGCATAAAGCTCCCCGGCCGCGTCCCGGCGCCCCTCGTCCGTCGCGAACATGCCAGAGAGGCCGTCGCCGAGTTCCAAGGCGCGCAGCCCAATCGCCGCGCTCGCTTCGGCGTCAACGGCGTTCGTCTTCCGGATCTCTTCGAAGACCGCAATGCCATCCCGGATCCCGGAGACCGCCGCGTCAACGACATAGTCCGGCCGGGCCGTCACCGCCACGCCGGCCGCGAACGCCTCTGCCATGGCTGCCCCGAGACGATCGGCGCCGGCGTAGACGAGGTTCGCGACCGACAGGACAGAAGCCAGCGCGCTGTTGGCACCTACCCGTACGTAGCGCAGCGAGAAGGCGATGAAGCCTGCCCGGTCGCGCTCGCTTGTCCGCCTGAAGGTGATGCACCGTGCCCGGATGGGCCCGTGCGTCGGGAGCACGAGGACGCCGCGCCCCCCGGCCCTCATGGCGGCCGTAAGGCTATTCGCCTCCGCGTCCGCCGCATCGGACGCGACATAGGCGTCGACGTCGAAATACTGCGGCGCCTCGCCGATGTCTTCGTCGAACGGATCGTCTCGATGGACGAACTCGTGAACGATGACGCGACGGCCGCCGCTGTCGTCATCGCGAGCGACGAAGAACGGCACCCCGTTCCAAGACGCCGGAAAGAGCGTCGACTGCCAGTCGCGGCACTCGGCCATTTACTCCCTCCCCGATCCGACGATAGGCGCCGCCGCCTCCGGCATCGACACGCCGGTCGACCCCGGCCCGTTGGTACTGCCCTGCAGCGGCATGCGAGCGGCCTGTTCCCGGGCAATCTCGCGCATCCGCACCTCGAAGAGCGGGGACGGCTCGACCTGAACCTTGAGCTCGCTGCGCACCGTCGCCTCGCCGGTTACCGACATCTGGGCCGGGCCCATGCGCATCATGGCGCGGCCGCGCGCCCCTTCCGGATCGCGGCGGAACTCGTCCGCGGCGCGGCGCGCGCGCTCCATAGTGGCGGGATCGACCGCCGGCCCGCTGGGCAGCGACGGCAAGTCGTTCCAGATGCGCTTGATGCGGCCCCAGGTGCCGAGGTTCATCTCTGCCTCGGGGTCGTACCCGGCCGGATATGCCGGCTTAGGCAGTGCATCGACGGCGGCATTGATCAGCGCCTTGCCGCCGAAGTAGAGGCCGCCGCCGATCAAGCCCCCCTTGAGGCCCATGTTCACGAAGGTACCGAGGCGAGAACCGGCCGCAGCAGCGCCGACGGCCGAAGCGCCGGCCGCCGCCGCGCCGCCTCCGCCCAATGCTCCCACAAGCGCGACCAATGGACGGATCGCGAGCGTGAGCGCCCCGATGCCGCCGACGGCCATCGCCGCATAGGTGCTGAACTCGAGCAGCTTCGGGTTCGTCTCGGCCATCGACCGGAACGTCGTCGCAACCGCGTCGAGGCCTGTGGCGACAGTGTCAAGCACCCCGCTCTCGGCCAGCGAGAGGATGAGGTTGTCAAACGACGACACGAGGCGGTTATGAGCCCCGAGAGGCCCGCGCCGCATCAGTTCCGCGCCCCGCTCGGACGAGCCTGCCGATTGCTCGGTCAGGATCTTGAGGAAGCGCTCGTAATCATCGTTGAACGTCAACGTGCCGATGCGGACGCCCTGACGCTGGTCGAAGATGCGCGACATCTGGCCAGGCGTGACGCCGCGCTCACGCAAGTCCGCGAGGAGCCGATCGACGTCGAGGCGCTCGCCCAGCGATGCGGTGTACCGTGACACCATCCGGGCGACCTTGCGCTTGTCGATGATCGACTTGATGCCGAGGCCCGAGATGACCTCGTCCGTCATCGCCTCCGCGATGTCTCCACCCTCGCTTTCGGTGCTCGTGAGCCGGCGCTGCAGGCGCTTCCGGATCTTGGAAGCGTCGATGCCCTGATTGCGCAGGCCCGAGAGCAGGTCGTCGACCGAGACCGGCTTCGTCTCGAGAGCATAGTCCTCGAAGCGCATGCCCATTTCGGCCATGGCCTGCCGGCTGTCGGCGGTGGGCTTCACCGTTCGGGTCAGCATAGAGCGAACCGCAACGCCCGCCTCGTCTCCACGAAGACCGGCCTGGCCTTGTGTCGCGATCATCGCCGCGAGTTGCTCTTGGCTCACGCCGAGAGCCGCGGCAAAAGGAGCCGCATACTTGAAGCCCTGCGCGAAGTCGTCGACGCCGAGGCGCGTCACGTTCGCGCCCTTCGCGATGATGTCCTGGTACCGCGTCGCCGCGTTCACCAGTTCCTCACGGTTCTTGGGCTTGATGCCGTAGGCCGCGAGCGCCGAGACGGTGAAGTCGGCCGCCGAATAGGGGTCGACATCGCCGAACAGCGAGAAGTTCATGGTCGGGCGCGCCAGCGCATCGGCGTCGTTTTCGTAGCCGGCCTGCACATAGGCGCGCTGCAACTCAGAAACATCGCGTGCCGAGAAGCCAAGGCCTGCGGCGCCGAGCTCGCGGGCATTGCGGCGCAGGCGCGTCGCCTGCTCATCGGTGAGCTCGCCGCGCGCCTGCGAATAGGCCACGGACCGCTCGAACTCGATCATGCGGGTATACGCGCTCCGGAACGCCATGCCGCCGCCGTAAGCCGCCGCGGTGCCGGCGACGGTCGCGGCGGCCGAGCCGGCCCGCGCCATGGGGCGCTGCGATTGTGCCGGATGCGTCTGCGGGGTCAGCGGAACGCCGGATCCAGAGACGGGACCACGTCCCCAGGGGCCGCCGCGCGCCATGATCTGAGCCTGGCGCTGCAGCTGGTTGTTCGCCGCCTCGATCGACCGCTTCAGCGCGTCCTGCTGGCCGCGCAAGTTGTTCAATGGGATACCGGCCTGCTCGAGACCACGCTTCGCCTCGATGGCGGCGCGAGCCTGATCACGGTAAGCCGCGGCGGCTGAAGAGACGGCCGCCTGCGCCCGACGATAGGCCGCCTCCATCTGCCGCGTCGGCTGCTCGACCTCTCGCATCGCGCGGCTGAGGCGCTGGACTTCCTCCTGCGCAGCGCGGAACTTCTGCCGGGTCTCGGAGAGCCCGCGCTGCAGGCCGCGAAAGCCCTCGATGCGGTCGAGCTTGCCCTTCATCTCGCCGATCTGCCGGCCGATACCGGAGACGGCTTCGCCGACGGTCTTCCCCGCCTTGCTGATCTCCTTGAAGCGGTTCGCGATGTCGGCGAGCGCCTTGCCCGAGGCATCACGCGCCCGGAAGACCGCTTCGGCTTCAAGGATGATCGCCATCAGGTGCCTCTCTTGGGCCGGAAGTTGGCCCGTTCAATCCACCACCGGATTTCCCGCAGCGGAATGGACCGGATCGTGGCGATGTCCGCGATCCGGTACTCGAAGACGATCAGGTCGAGGGCGTCTCCGATGTCGAACGGGCATCGCTGAAAAAACCGAGCACGATGTCCCGGATTGCCATCGCATCGGCGAGGCTCATCTGACCCATCAGGTTCGGGTCAAGATCGACGAGCCGACCGACGTACTGGCGCAGCACACCCTTGTCCTCGGCGGGGAAGAACGTGCCGTCCTCGAGCCGGGCGACAATGTAGGGATCGCCCAGCTCCAGGTAGTCCTCGCCGTTCGGCTCCCGGATCTTCACTTCCGTGATCGGGGCGTCGGCGGTCTGCAGCGGCTTCTTCAGCTTGTGGATCACGGCCGGCATCAGTTGTCCTCGACCTTGCGGTAGCTCTGGGATGCGATCGACAGCCCGGTCACCTCACCAGTGGAGAGGTTGACCTGCGGCCGGCCGACCCACCGGGCGCGGCCGAAGAAGTGCGTGCGCCGACTGTCGTCCTCGCGGATCGTGACATCCAGCGCGCACTTCAGGAGCTCGGCATCCCAGACCAAACCGCACGGCTGCGAGAAGTTCATCTGCGCCGTGTAGGGTACCGGCTGCGAGGTGAAGAAGACCGATCCATCATGGTTCGATCCGGCCTGCACCTCGCGGTTGGTCGGGTTGATCGAGATCTCGCCGCGGGCCGAGTAGCGGACGCCGTTGACGGAGATCGTGATGCGGCCGCCGAAGGAGTTGCAGCATTCCGTTGCCATTGCTCAGATCTCCCTTAGGCCGCGTACTGCAGGAAGGTCGTGACATTCGCCGCGAAGACGCGGAGCTGGTTCACGACGTCGACCGGCAGGTAGGCATTGACCCGGGTCGCGTTGTTCGGGTCGCGCTCGACCTGGACGAACTGCGCGAAGAGGTCCGCCTTCTCCAGGACGCCAAGGGCGACGAGGTCGCTGTAGGCGTGCACGAGCGTGTCGCGGATGTCCTGCGGCGTCGTGATCTCCTGCAGGTTCGACGGGTTGTCGTCCGCCAGCGCCTGCCGGCTGTGCCGGTTCTGCACGAAGGTGCGGATATAGCGGACCGAGAACATGAGCTGCGCCATGGTCTCGATGTCGCGGTAGGTCGCGTCGGCCGCACCGGCCGCCGTCTCCTGATAGGTCGTGACGACGCGGTCGATGCGCACCAGTCCGTCGTTGCCGACCCGGGCGGCCGATATGCCGTCGACGTAGAGTGCCTGGCGGTCGTCGATATCCCACCAGTCGGCGCGCGAAGGCGGCGGCTTGATGCCGTCGAGCAGCAGCGTCTGCAGCGGGCGAGACAGCTCCGGCGCGTCCGTCAGGTGCATGGCACATTGCCCGCCAAGCGCCGCTGCCCATTCCCAGGGGGGCGACGAGGCCAGCTTCGACCCCATGATCGACACGTGCTGGTCGTTGCGGCTGTCGCCCAGGGCAGCAAGGCCCGACAGCGTGTCGAACTTCACGGTCAGGTAATGACCGTAGAGCTGCTTGGTCGGAGACCAGCGGCCCGAAGTGTCCGACAGGAAGTCGCGAACCGTGTTGAGGCTCACCGCGTCGGCATAGGGCGAGGCGATCCAGTCGAACTCGTCGTCGCCCAGATTGGCGAGCGCGTTCGTCAGGTCCGGAACGCCGGTGCCGCCTGAGAGCTGGGTGATCGTCGCATGCCCGACCAGGATGTTCGGTTCATCCGTGAGCAGCCGGACCAGCACGTCGTTGCCGATGGTGCCGACGTGCCGGAACGTCAGGGTGACCGTGCCGGTCGCGGCCGTGGCGCTGATCGGCAGCCCGGCAGCGTTGATCGCGTCGCGCACGGAGTTGCCCACCGTGGTCGCGTTGTCCGCGGCGTTGACCTGCAGCGTGATCCTGACGCCGCAGATCTCGAGCACACCGACGCCGGTAACGCCCGGCGCGGTGCACACGATGGTGCCCTCGGCCGCGGTGCCGGCCGGGTCCGCCAGGGGAAGGGCCCAGATCGGCTGGAACGGCGCGTTGCGGCGAGCCTTGGCGTACATCGCCGCGAGGACCGAGCCGGCCCCGAACAGCGCGTTCGCGTCCGCCTGGCTGCCGATAGGGCCAGCCGGGACGTCGGCCGTCGCGGAACCGGCGGCGAGCTTGGGGCCGACCAAGAGCAGGCGCGACTGGCCCTCGTATGGAGACCCACCGCTGTTGATCTCCGCGTAGAAGAAGGGGACGAGGATGTTCCCCGGAATGTTGTTGAAGGCGACCATCGAAGGCTCTCCTTATCCCTTGGACTTGCGGGTTCGCCGCGGTCGCCCGGGCTCGCCGGCGACGACGTCGCCGTCACGGAGCCGGCGGGCCCAGTAGCTCGTGACCTCGACGTGCCGCCCCTCGGGCGGCAGCGGCTCCCAGCGCCGTTCCGGCTGGCGGACGAGCGCCGTCGTTCCGTCCGGCCGCTCGGCCGGTCGGATGAAAAGCGTTGCCATTGCTGTCTCCTGTCAGGGCGCCGGCTGGTCGATATCGATGTCGGCGGTGATCGATGCCTGCCCTATCTCGCCGGAGGGGTCGGCCACATCCAGCGTGACCGAGACCGTCTGCAGCGAGACGCGAACAGGCCCGACGGGCGCCGCCTCGGCGATGCCCCCGAGGACGTCCCGCCCGTAGCTGCCTTCCGGCAGGCCGTCGTAGAGCCGGCGGATCCGCGCCGGTAGGCGATCGAGACCGGTCGGGGGCGTGGGCGGGACCATGGTCGGACAGTCGTCATCGGTCGCGACCGTGATCCGCATGACGCGGATCGCCTGCAGACGCCGCTCTTCCGACGTGCGGTCGACGTCCGATTGGATATCACGGACGCGGCTGCCGCCGGCGTCGCGGAAGAGCTTGCCAGTCGGACCGAAGAAGAGGGCGAACCGGACCTGCGCCTCGAGCAGGTCGAGGGTCGCTTCCGTCTCCGCATCCGTTGCCGGGTACGACGCCTCGAAGCCGCCGGTCTCGTTGCCATGTTCGTCGCGGCGCTTGGCGAAGCTCATCACCGCCATTTCGATGTCGATACTGATCAGGCGCAGGAATGGCACGCCGCCCGCCTTCTGCGCCGGGTCGCTGTTGTCGAGTGCGGTGTAGATCGTGATGACCGGCGTACTGGCATCGTCCGCCAGGTCGTCGATCGGCTTGAAGGAAGTGTCGTAGACACAAGGTCCGGCGATGGTCGGGTAGCCGCTGCCGGCCGTGAACGCGGCGTGTGGCAGAAGCGCCTCGAAGGCGGCAATGCGCAACGCGGTGCGGATCAGGCTCATGGCGGGGCCACCAGTTCGTTGAGATCGAGCGCATAGCCGCCCATGCCATCGGGGCGGATCTCGGCGATCTCGAAAAGCTCATTGGTATCGACGCGCAGGACGTAGTCGCCGGTGCGCGGCCTGTAGGGCAGTTGCCCAGGCGAGACGCCGACGTTGATCCTCGAGCTGGCAAAGCCTGCACGGTCGGATCGCGGCGCCATGTGCGCGATGCGCTGCCCGCTGTTGGCGCGAGATGCCACTTCGGCGGTGATGCCGAGGAAGTCGACGACGGCTCGGCTTGGATCGGGTTCCGAGCGGCCGTTCGGCTTCGTCACCGCCCGGGGGCGAAGAACGAAGCCCTCCGCGAAGACAGCATCGACTGCGGCGTTGAGCTCGCCGTTGAGGTCGTCAAACGCGGAGGGCATGGGATCAGTCCAGGATTGGGGACCCGCGATCAGGTCCGGCGACCGCGGTGCAGTGCGGACGGCATCGTGCAGATGTGGAGCGGATACGAGTATACCTCCACGTCGGCCCACGCGTTGCGCTTCTCGTCGCGGATGATCCACGAATAGAACGGCTGACCAAGCGTGTTGACGAAGTCGAACGTCTCGGCCGGCGCCTGCGCAACGGGGAAGATGCCGGCATTGACCGGAAAGAAGCGAACCTTGTCCGAGCCGACGCCAAGCGTCGTGTCGTCATCGGTCCCGCGATAGTTGTGCCAGGTGATGTCGCCGTAGTTGAACGACGTGTAGGCACCGCCATGCCCTTCCCGAAGGGACGCGGCAGCCGACCACCCCTCAAAAGTCTTGATGACCTCGGGATGGTTGACGAAATCATCCCAGAACGCATCGCCGCAGATCGCATGGATCTCAACGCGGGAGCCGCCCAGGCCCTTCAGAGCCTTCAGCATCGACCTGCGAACCTGGTTGCACTTCTTCCGGATCACGCCGGAGGCCGGGTTGGCGTTGTCCAGGTCGAAGTCGATTTCCGCCGGAACGGTCTGACCGAACTCGGTCTCCCAGTCGTAGATGACCGAGCCATCGGCATCGACCGTCTTGCCCAGGATCGCGCCGAGCCTCATGTTTTCGAACGTGAGGTCGAAATCCTGCATGATCTTGAGCTGCCGGCGGGCAACCTCAACCTGCATCGTCTTAAGTTCCGTCTCGGACCCGAAGGCTCGGATATTCTGCAGCTCATCCGCCGTGATGCGGGAAGCTTCCGCGAGGCGGACCGTGTTGAACGCCCGCGCCTTCCGCTGATCGCCGCCCTTCTGCTTCGGCTCCGCGCCGCGCGGGCTCGTCTGGATCAGTGCCGGAGCATTGGCACGTTCCTCGATCCAGATGGCCGTCGTGCGAACTGGGGTCGGCGTGAACAGCCCGCGGATCGATCCGAGGTAGCCGGGCACATAGTCGAACTTGTCGAGCGCGGCGGTGAGGGAGATGCCCGAGAACGCGCTGTCGTTGAAGACGTCCATCGTCAGCATTGACGTGGTCCTTTCCGTTTCTGCCGCGCGTCAGCGGGCGATGATGCCGAGGTCGGCGAGCGCAGCGACGACAGCGGCCTGCTGATCGGCCGTCGCTCCAGCCGGGAACGTGAGGTCGGAAAGCCGCACCTCGCAGTCGCGCAGATGGCCGGTGATGAGCTCCGTCTCCCCGGCCCCTGTCGTCGCGGGATACATCGCGATGGCGGAGGGAACCTCCGAGCCATCGGTGCCGGCGAGATTGAGGGTGGGATAGACGTAGTCGCCGTGCTCGGCCGTGACGTCGACGAAGAACTCGTCTCCAGCCACGTTCGCGACGCCGCCGGCAGTGATCGTCAGGCGCACGCCGCCCTTGTTGAAGAGCGTGCCGTGGGTCGAGGTGCCGATCTCGTTGCCGTCGGGATCCTCCCAACGGACGGTCGTCGCAGTGACCGCAATGCCCTTGTACCGGCCGTTCTTGACCTTCGCCGTAACCGGCGTCACGTCCATGGCGATGGTCGCATCGCCCGTGTTGCCACCCGCCGCGCTGGCGGTCGCGACGACGTCGGCAGGTACGGCAACCTTGCCGAGGATCTGCCCTGGCACGAGGCTCTGGTTCTCCGGGATTTTGATGGCACCGCGCGAGCGGAAGCCATTCGCCTCGGAGACGATGTACGCCCCGGCGTGGATCGTTTCGGTCTTGGTGACCATGGCGGTGTCTCCTGTTAGCGACGATTGCCGGCGACGCGCGCCGCCAGCTCCTCGGCCGAGTAGGCCGCGCCGGACTTGCCCTTGTCGGTCGGCCTGCTGCCGTCCGGCGCGCCGGCTGACGGATCATCCGAGGCGCGCTGCGCCAGAGGCGGGATGCCGGCGGCGCCAGCTTTCGGCATCGCCGCCAAGGCGCGCTTCGCCTCATCGGCCGACAGATCGGTGGTGTCGGCCAGGGCAGCGGCCGCGGCTTCGCGGCCCTGCGCCTCTTCGCTGCCGACGATTGCCGCACGGCGCTCACGCTCAGCCTTGCGCCCCTCGGCAAGGCCGGCGGCATGACCTTCGGCCCGGCCGTCCTCACGAGCCTTTGCGACGGCGGCGTCGTGATCGGCCTTCAAAATGCCCGGCGAGGTTTCGGCCCCAGGCGCGCCAGCATTCATACCCATGCTGTGTCCTCCATCGATGCGCCGGGAGCCCCGGCCATTGCTGGTGAGAGATGCCAGCACCGCCGCTCGGGTGCCGACGCTGTCGGCGAGTTTCATAGCGATCGCTTCACGGTCGCCGGTCGCCACGTTGAGGGCCCGGAACATTCGGGCCTCGGTCGCAAGTGCGAGATCGGAGGTGAGCCCCCGGGCAGATCGCCCTGCGGCGACCTCGCGCGCGAACATCAGGCGGAGATCGTCGATCTCCTGCTGGATGGAGCCCCGGACATCCGAGGGGAGCGGGGCGAATGGATGCCCGTCGACCTTGTGCCGACCGGACGAGATGAGCGATATCTGCACTCCGACCTTCTCGAGCAGACCCGAGATGTCCATGTGCATGGTGTAGACGCCGATGCTCCCGACCTGCGCCAGATCATCGGCCAGCACGATCTCGTCGGCCTGTGACGCGAGCCAATAGCCGGCCGATGCTGCCATGCTGGTGACATGCGCCACCACCGGCTTCGCCGCCCGCGCGGCGCGGATCGCCCCGGCGGCGCCGAGGACGCCTTCGACGGTTCCACCGGGCGAGTTCACGGCCGCAACGATGGCTCGGATCGAGGGATCGTCCGCCGCCCGGGCGAACTCGGTCGCGATTGCGCCGTAGCTCGTCATCCGATAGCCGTCGCCGATCATGTCGCCGCGCGACACAAGGGGACCAGTGATCGGGATGATTGCGACGCCGCGCTCTACCTGATAGCGCGCCTTGGTACCGGCCGCGGCCATGGCGGCGCTCGCCTCCGGATCGCGAATGACGGCCTCGGCGTTGATGTAGGCCTGGACGACCTCGAGCGCGTGCGCCTCATGAACCAGGAGCGGACGCGCGGCGAGATGCGCGACGGCCTCTGCCGCCACGTTCGGATTGAGCGTCATGGTGGTCAGTCCTATCCGCCGGCGCGGAGCCCGAAGCGGGTGACGCGCCCGTTCTTGGCAGCGCACGCCGCCTCGAGCCGGCGCACCTCTTCCCGGAGCGCGTTGATATCGGCGCGGCCGAACACGACCTCGCGCTCGTTGTCTCCAGAGCGATACCGGACCCGTTCCGTCCGCGATCCGCCCAACATCTTGTAGTAGGCCTCCCGGAGGATCGGGAGGACGGCACAGGGATCTGAATAGTCGATCGGATCAGCCATCGCCGTCCTCTTCCTCGCGTTCGGTGAGCAGCGCATCGGCATCCGGATCCGCCTCGACCGTCTCGGCCTCTGGCAACCCGTACTCCCCGCGCATCTCGCGCTCGCGGGCGCGCTGCGCATAGACATCCTCGACATCAGTGCCGAGATCGTTGCAGATCGCCTCGTCGGTCATGACACCGAGGCGCTTCCAGATCTCGTGCGCCTTCGCCGTCTTCAGATCATCGGCCTGCGGCTTTGCCGCTCCATGCCACTCGGCGCGGCAAATCGCGGTCCGATTGGCAAGGAACGCCTCGATGCCACCGGGCAGATCGACGCCGCCGCTTTCGATTTCCTCTTCCAGCCAGGCCTCAAAGGCGGGCTGGCAGAACGGCGTCACAACATTCTTCCGCCGGTAGCGGGTGATGGCGAAGATCTCATTCACCGCCATTCGCACCGACGAATACGTCGCACCTTCATAGTCGCCGGTCGCGCTCTCGTAGGTGAGCCCGGCACATCTCGCCAGTTCCCGCAGCAGGTGGAGCGCGAAGTCCTTGTAGTGCGAAGTCGGATGCGCCGGGCTGTGGAACTGCAGTTCCTGACCCGGAAAGAGATGCGCGACGCGGCCGTTGATGCCCACGTCGATCACGCTCTTGTCGTACCAGCCCGCTTGCGCCTCGTACCAGACATCGAAGACGGTCGCGCCGGAGCCCAGGACCCGCGCCTGCTCCTGCGGGGTGAGGAGCGAGCGGAGCATGTCCTCTGTCGGCTCGTCCGACTTGATCGATGCCGCGAATACCGTCTGCACCAAGGCCGCCATAAGCGTCGCGTCGGCGAGCTGGTCGAACTGCCGGCAGAGACGAAGTGCCGGCACGAGCGGCGTGATACCCCTCACCTGCCCGGCGACACCATCGAAGACATGCACGAGCTTGGGGCGACCGAAGCTATCACGTGCGCGGAACTCGACGTCCTGCACGCCGTTGAGGCCAGGCGCGCGCGACCGCACGATGTAAGCGATCGGGCATCCGTCCTCGTCCATCCTGACGCCCTGGACGATCCGCTCGGCTTCATTCGAAAACTTCGACAGCCACCACGGCGGCAGGAGCTTAACCTTGGTGCCGTACTGACCTCCCGGTCGATACTTGAACCGGAGCTGCGAGACGATCTCGCCTGTTGCGAACCATTGCCGGAACGTTGCCGCCTGCATCTGCCCGAAGGTCCGGCGGCACTCGATATCGCATTCCAGCGGCGTGCGAGCCCAGAGCTCGAAACGCTGCTCGACGCGCCGGGCCCATGCAGACGTAGTTTTGCGATCCCACCCGAACGCGGACATATCGGGCGTCGAGTTGAGCCGCAGGCCTTCACCCACCGTATTCGCGACGGCCTGGTCGATGATGCCCGCGACCCAGCCCGAATTCTGGATGACGTCCAGCGCCCGGCCGATCGCCAGCTCGTAGGCGTCGGCCACGTCGTGGCGGGGCTCCCGCACTGGTGGCCGCCATGCGCCCATGACGATGCCCTTGTCACCGCGCATGTACGCCGCGCTCGGCGCCTGCCGACGCGGCGATGCCGTGACCGGGAGCCCTACGGCGCCGCGGATCTTTTCGATCAGGCCCATTCGAGTTCCCTATCGGTTGTTGAGCCTCGCCGACATGTTCGCGAAGCGATCTCGGATCGACCTGACCGTCGCCGGCGCCGCGGCCGGCGTCGGAGCGGCATCGGCCGCGTCACCTTCAGCCGCTACGCCGATTTCCTGATCAAGATCGGCCCCCTCCTCGCGCACGATCCCCGCCGGCAGGCGGTGAACACCAGCGAGGAAGCCGGCAACGGCCGCGAGCACTTCACAGTCGAACCAGTGGTTCTCGCGATATCGCTTGATCCACTTCGGCTTCCCGTTCGGGGCGATGATCCTCGCCTCCGACAGGAGCTGCTTGCCGTAGTCGTCGTCGACGTCCTCGGGCAGGTAGAAGGCACCGGGCCGGCCGACCGGCGTTCGCAGCCGGTCGTGGACCATCGTCTTGAAAAAATCCGTGTTGACGTGGACGAGCTCGACGGAGCGCGACAGCTTCTTGCCCGAGCTGTCCTTCTCGATCATCGCCACGTTCACCGGCTGGCTTTGCGTATCGTGCCCCTTCGTCGACGACACGAGCCGCGGGAACTTCATCGCGAAGCGATAGACCCGATGCTCGTCGCCGGCTGCCTTCTTGTCGGGCCGATATCCGGCGTCGATCATCATGCGCTCGATGTAGAGCCCGCCGATCGGCGTCAGGAGCATCTGCTCGAGCTTCTCCCAGACCTCGTCCTCGGCCGTCAGGCCGTAGAAGATGCCGGCCTTGATCAGCCACGAGGACGCCTGAGAGCCGAAGCCGCGGATCACGTAATGGAGCGTGCGCTTGCCGACGTCGACGCCGCACATGAGGCGCACGACCCGGCGGGGCACCTCGCCGGACTGGTACGGCACGACGCGGGCGCGGACTTCCTCCCATTCCGGGAGGTCGCCGCCGCCGCCTGTCGCGTAGAGCTCGCCGAAGCCGGCATTGATCGCGGTCTGGACCTTGTCGTCTTCGCCCGAGGCGACCGCCTTGAGGTAGCGCTCGACACGATCGCCCCACGTCACGAAGGGCGACGCGAGCCCGGACGCCCACATCGACCAGGTCGAGCTATCCGGCGGGTCGCCGTAGACGACGCCATTTTCGATCCACTGTCCGGGTGCGACGAACAGGCCGCGCTCGTTCATCTTGGCCTTGTCGTCGTCGACATGCAGGCCGCCGCAACGCGGGCACGCGAGATGCGTATTGCGCCGCGCTTCGGCAGGCGTGGCGCCGTCGGGATACCGGAGCAGCTTCGACCGCGGAATGAAATACTCGCCGCAGTGCAGGCACGGCCACGCCCAGTGGTACCGGGTCCCCTCCTGGAAGAGCCGCCAGATCGGACTTTCGATCTGGTCAGGCTCCATGACCTTCCAGAATTCGAGGCCGTTCTCATCCACTTCCGTCTCGCAGAGGCCGCGCGAGCACGTCGAGGTGACCGCGGTTGTGAAGTCGGCGAAGGTGTCGCCTCGAGCTTCGACGAGACCGAGCGGATCGCCCTGCCCCTTGATGTTCGCGAGCATCTCGTCGAACTCGTCGACAACGGCGAGCGCGGCCGGGTCCGACTTGAGCGCCGTCGAGGACCCCGCATGGGCGAGGCGGACGCGAACGCCGGCGACGCGCTTCAGGGTCTTCTTGTTCGCCTTGCCCCGGCTCACCTTCGCGGCGAGGGTCTTGGCCTGGTCGAACAGCTCCATGAGGCGCGGCTCGAACTGGTCGGTGAGGAACTCCTTCGACGGCCCGACGTAGAGGATCGGGGCCGGCCGCTGGTCGAGGCGCTGGCCGATGATGTCGAGGAAGCTCTCGGTCTTGCCTGCCTGCGCACAGGTGACGGCGACGACGCGCTTGTACCGGCCCGATGCGACAGCGCGACCGAACGGCACCATGTAGGGCGTCAGGTACGGATTGCGCTCGCCCGGCACGCCGGACGTCGGCGGATAGACACGATTGTCGGCGCCCCATTCGTCAGGTGTCTGCCTCGTCGTCGGCCGGATCAGGATCCTGGCTGTCGCCAAGACCCTTCTCAAGTTCCGCCGCGCGATCGGCCACGTCGGTGCGGATGGCGTCAATGGCGTCCTCGATCTTGCTCCTGAGCGCCGGGTCTCGCGTGACCTGCGCCGGCAGACCCTGCATCCGCGCGATCAGCATCCCGACGATCTCTTGCGTGTAGGCCGTGGCCTCCTGCCAGGGCACGAGCTCGCGCTGGTCCCGCGCCGTGCGCAGCTCGATCTGGCGCGCCCGCGCCCTGCGGACCGCACTCTCGCCGGCCGACTTCGTGCTGCGCCGATCCTCGTCTCGGAGCCACGCGACATAGCCGCGGATCGTCTCTTCCGCCGGGTAGGCTCCTCGGATCGACTTCGGGATGGCGCCCTCGCGAGAGAGCTGCCGCAGTCGCTCGGTCGTGAGGGCGAGGACGCGGGCCATGTCGCCCGCGGTCAGTCGCTCGGGCAACTTCCCCGTAGACGCCTGTTTCGGAACGCCTTTCGGCATCGCATCGCCCCTCCTGGACAGCGACGGACTTTGCGCAGACGCACGGACCTTCGCGAAAACCAAAGCCGGAATTTGCATTGTCGAAATATGCGAAAAGCCGGGGCCTTCGCGCCGTGGCCGGCGCCACGACCGGGAGACGGTCCCTTTTCGACCGATGCAACCGGCTGCGACCGCATCGACCGCGTGGCCCGGGCGGGGCCCTAGCGGCGGCGCGGCGGGGCTGAGGGGGCGGGCCGAGGAGCCACCATGCCCGCCCCCTGCCCTGTCCTCGTCAGCCGTAGCCGAGGAGGACGCGAGAGAGTTCGTGCGACAGGCGCTGCGAGAAGACCTTGCGGGCAGTCGCGATGAATACTCGGGCGGGCTCGCCTGCAACCATCTCCTCCGGGATCGTCACTTCGGAGCGGACGAGCCGGACCGGGCCGCCCCAGCGCTTGACCCCGGGCAGGCGCTCGAAAACCTGGCCGCCCATGTTGAGGGTCTTGCGGTTGGGGAAGCGGCCGCCCTTGATGAACGTGCCGGCGAAGACCTGCCGTTGACCACGAGGAGCAGCGGAGACGCCGCGAAGGGTCTCGCGAGCGCCGAAGTGCTTGAGCCTGATCTTGCCGCCACGGCTGACGATTTTGAAACCGTCGTCTGTGGTGACGATTTTGAGCGCCCGATGGATGACGCGGGGCTTGAGGCCGGTTGCCTTGACGAGGGCGGGCCGCATGGCGGTGCGCGTCTGCTCGCCTGTGCGCTTGGCTGCTCGACGAACGGCGGCCTGGGCCTTGGGGCCGGCCGCTGCGAACATGTTCGCGAAGCGGTCGATGGCTGAGGTGTCGACGGACAGCATCAGCGACGAACCAGCTTGGCGAGGGCGGCGTTCTTGAGCGCGCCGCTCCTGAAATCGGCCGCGAGGGTGCGCGCGTTGTACGCGAGCGCCGGCCGGATGCCGGAGAAGTTGCCCTGCCGCACCTGGGAGAAGGTCTGCTTGATGACATCGCCGCGCTTGCTGCAACCGCACATGACGACCTCCTGAAACGAATGCGGCCCGGGCGAGGTACCCGGGCCGCGCTCGACGCGCGTGACATGGCCGTGACGGCCCCTCGCGCGGAGACACTGAGATGAAGCGTTGTTCTCTGGGTGACTGGGAGGAAGGTTACCCGTGTCGCTCACTCGCTCGCCGCTGATCGCGGCTCGTTCGCGACACTAACCCACATTTCTCCCCTCTCCGCGCACGTGATGCCATTTTGCGCTCACCTGTCAACGGGCAATTGTGCATGGTTTTTTTAACGTCACCCCTCGACGGCGGCGGATAATCGCGCCGCTTCAGAGAGATGCCGGTAAATATGGGCAGCAAGTCTGAAGTTGAGCAATTGTGCATGTTTTTTTGTAACCGCGCGGCTTTTCTAACGTTCGGCGCGGTCTTTGCAACCGCCGCAGGCATGTTGCTTCGGGGTGATTTGCCCGGAGGGCTGCGAGAGGGCACCACGTGACACGGCAGGCGCCGCCAGTGACTGCGCTGTGACAAAACGGCGCCCTTCGCAACGCAGGCGTGCGGCGGCGTGACAACTAAGCTGGCGCGCGTGACAATCGCCGCGGTCGCGGCCTCACCGGCCGCCGACACCCTGGGGAGCACATCGACATGTCAGAACCACACACGGTGACGCTGCAGCACATCCTTGCCATTCGCAGTGTCGGCTACAATAAGATCGAGAGTTGCGCCAACGCGTACACGGTCTACGGCGTGCTCCTGATCGACGATCTGTCAGGATCAACGAAGCAGGTTGCAGGATCGTTGCACTTCTTCAGCGGCGGGAAACAAGACAATACGCTCGCCCTTGTGCCGACGGGTCCGGGCGGCCTAGACCGCTTCAAGGAAATGGGAGCTGACTTGAACGTTATCGACCGTGAACGCGTCATCGCCGCGAGGGCGATGAGCACCGAAGTTTGCCAAACGCTGGAGAGGCTTCTCCTCATCCCTCGCGAGACCAAGCTAGAGATGTCGATCTCGGTCGACTTGCCGGAGTTCTTCCTCGAAGGAGAAATCAGGAAGAGCGGCGAAATAACAGGCTTGGTGGTCGCGATCGTCAACGAGTTCTGACGCCACATCACGCCCGCCGGATAGCCTCGCGCTGCACGGTCCGCCACTCGCCGTTGGCGATCCGGTTGAGCGCCGCCGCCTCCTGCTCGCGCGTCATGGCGCCGTGCCGGATGAGGTATGCCAGCGAACGCCGCGTCGGGCCGCTGAGCCCCACCTTGGCGAGCGTGATCTTGCGGACCGGCGAGCCATCGCCGGCCGCATCCGCCAGGCCAAGCGCGGCCGTCATCTCGCGGTGCGACAGGCCGGTGTGCTTGAGCGCCGCCCTCATGAGCTGAGCGTCTCGCTCCCGCGCGGTCCGCTCCCGGAACGCCTCGGCTTCCTCGGCGGTGGCGAACCAGCCGGACGGCGCCGGCAGGCCTTCGAGCCACGCGCGGCACGCGGCAACACTCTCTTTCGCGTCGGGCGGGGTGACGCGCAGCTCCGCCACGCGGTCGAGCAGGGCGGCATCGCTGTCCGCCTCAAGGACGGCCGGCGCGACGCCTTCGGCAATGATGATCGCAACGGGCATGGTGCCCTCCTGTCATTTCGATGGGTTGGGGCCGCACTCGCCGCGCGGCCCCGGGTGTGGGGCGCTACCGCCCCACGATTTCCGTTTCGCCGTCCGGGTAGGAGACGAACACCGCCTCCTGATCCGTGTCGTCGAGGAGGCGTTCCGCCAGACCGCGAAGGGTCGAGCGGGCCTCGACCGTCTTCGGCGCCGCAGCGACGATGACCTTGACCGGCTCGACATAGAGGCGCTGCTCGGCGTTCATCCAGAAGCCCTCGGCGTTCCAAGCGGTCGCGCCGCCGAACGCGCCGATCAGCGAGCGGATCGTGCGCTCGATCACGGGCGCATTGTCGCTGCCGTCGTTGTCGTGGAGGGGGATGATGATCGAGGCTTGGTGAAGCATGCTGTCAGTCTCCTTTGTCGGATGGGCAATGTGCCCCGTTGACGAGAAGAACTTAGTGCATATTGCACTATGCCGTCAAGCCGGAAAGTGAACCGCAGCAAAGAAAAAATCGCACTATCGGACGGGCACAGTCGATTGCGCCAGAGCGGACGCGATGATGGTCAATCCAGCCTGCCGGCGGCGGCGCACGGTGGCGTCGTTCCACTTCATGCGCTGGCATAGCGCCTTGATCGAGACGCGCCGGGCCTGCGCGATGGCGACGTGCATCACGAGCTTCGCAAGGGCCGGATCATGGGCGAGATGGCGCCCCGGCCACGCGAGCGCCTCCTCCATGCGCGAGATGGCCGACGACGGAACCGGAAGCCGGATCCGCGCCGGCTCGGCCGTGCCGGCCTCCTCCTCGGCTGCCGCTTGCTCCTGCTGCGCGCGCAGGTCCTCGGCCTCGTAGACATAGGAGGGCCAGCCCTGCCCGTGGCCGCGCGCCACTTCCTTCTCGGGCAGATGGCGCAGCGTCTCGAAGGCCTGGCGCAGCCGGACGCCGACATATTCCGGCGTCCACGCGTCCGGCACCTCGTTCGGGTTGAGGCGCTGGAACTCGCGGAATGCGGCCCGGCGGCGCTCGGCGCGGGTCCGCCGGCGGGCGCCTTCATCGGCGCCATCGTCAATCACTGCATCGTCGCTCATATGAGCCCCCTATATCCCCGCTGCCCGTTCGATGGCCTCGCACTTGCACCTCGCCCAGGCGGCATCGATCCTGCGCCACATGCGGACGGCGCGCAGTCTCTCGGGCGATCCGGCCGGCAATTTCCAATACTCGCGATAGATTGGTCGGCGCGCGATGATCCGGCGGGCTCGGCGCTTGGCGAGGTTGTATGCCCCTCGCGTTTCCAGCGAGACGAGCGGCCAGTGCTTCGCGCAGATCCAGTCCGTGAAGCGGCCGGCCTTCGTCGTGCGCCGGCAGAACGGGACGCAGCATGGCAGGCGGTCGCTCATCATGCGGGTGCCCCCTTCCATGATCGGACGAACCGTCGTGCCTCGCGCCTACGACGGGCTGCCGTCGACTTCGAGAAGGGCGCCGGATGTCGGCGCCACGTGCGACCGTCGAGAAGCTTGCGGAGCGCCTTCTCAAGACCGGAGAGCTTTGGGGGCTTGCGGCGGCGCATCGATCACTCCACCGCAGTGTGGCTGGTTTCAATCTGCTTCGGCACCACCGGCACCACCGGGGGGTCAGCCTCTGGAAACCAGCGGGCGCGCAACTGCCTGCATACGGCACGGGCGATCTGCTCGCCCGTCATGCGCCACGCCATGCGCTCCATGAGCATCGGTGCGGTGTCCCGCGACCGGAAGGGGATGCCGTGCCGCTCGCACTCCCACTGGAGCTCCGCGCGCCAAAGCAGTTCCAGCAAGCGCAACGCATGAGGCTGTCGCATTGTCCGCGCCGGCAACCGCCACCGATACAGACCATAGGGCGAGATGTCTGCGCTCGGGTCCGGATAGCACCACGTCCCGTGGGGCCCCGCCGTTCTGTGGGGCCACGACAGGCGCGGCGTACCGTTGGCGTAGGGCTCGCGGTCGAACCAGCGTTCGTGCGCGACGACGATCGTATAGTGAGAGGCAGACGAGAATGCCTTGACCTGATCGCCGAGCCTGTCGAGCGTGTCGCGCTCCGATTTGATCTCGAAGAGCCAGATCTGCTCACGTTCCACTGCCGCCAGATCGGCACGCCGGCCGCCGCACTTCAGCTCATGGATCACGCGCGCGCGCGGCAGCTCGCGCCCGAGCCAGCCGGCGAGCGCTTCGCGGATCTCGCGCTCGGCAGCGGAGGCCATCACCGCACCTCCGGCATGGCGTTGTGCTCGCGGCCGTCGAGCAGGCGGCCGGCAGCTTTCTTGGCGACCTTCAGCATGTCGCAGCCGCCTCCGCCGTTCTCATTGGCGTTCCCGGCGCCCACGGAACCATCTGGCCAAACCGTGATGGTGTCCGCCGTCCACGGCCGGTGTGGCACCCACGCGCCCCACTGCTTGAAGAAGAACGCCGTGCCCGCCGCCGCGCACTGGTCGCGGATCGAGCGGGCCCAATCGGGATGCATCGGCCGGGCGCCGGGGCCGCTCTCGCCGCCGACGATGATCCAGTCGATCCGGTCAAGCCACGGCTCGAAGTCGATCGCGCCAAGCAGTGGCTCCGCCGAGATGAACCGCACGGCCGCCGGCGCCTCGCGCAGATCCGGCACGCGCTCGTTGGCGCGGCGTTGGTCCTCGGCCGAGACGCCGAGCCAGACGTTCGGCAGTGGCAGGTGCATGCCAACCCATCCGCGCTTGCCATCACATTCGGGCGCGTACCATCCTTGCCGCTCGTCTCCACCGACGCTGCTCATCAGCCCACCAAGTGCCTCACGGCGGTCCCACATGCCGTCGACGTAGGCCCGCATCCGGTCAGACCGCTTCGTCAGCACCTGGAACGTGTGCTGCGGACACATCGCCATGACGGCGAAGACGCGGTCGATCCATTCGTCGGGCACCGACTCGTGGAAGAGGTCCGACATGCTGTTGACGAAGATCCGGCGCGGGCGCTTCCAGCGCAGCGGCGCCGTCAATGCCCCGTCGACGAGGTGCACTTCGCCGGTCCAGATGGCCTTGCCGTTCATGATCCGCGTCGTTCCGAAATAGGGGGTGTCGGCCGGATTGCCGGTGCGGCCCTCGGTCATCCGCTTGATCCGATGGGCCATCTGCATCGCATAGCAATTCGTGCAGCCAGGGGAGACGACGGAGCAGCCGGCGAGGGGGTTCCAGGTCGTCTCAGTCCATTCGATCTTGGTGTTGGCGCCCATGGTCAGTGCCCCCCAGTCGATGCGTTCTCCGCCTCGGCCAATGCCAGCTCCGCGGTCTTGATCGCGCTGTCGTTGACCAGGTCCATCGCCGTCTTGAGTGTGGCGAGATACGTGGGGCCACCTTGCTTGACGATGACATTCGCGAGGATGCAGCCGAGTAGGGCGGCGACTTCGCCGGTGGCACGGCCGATTGCTTTGGCCTCGCATGCCAAGAGGTTCGGCTCGTGCTTGAACAGGACCTTGGACAGTTCAACGGAAAGGCTGTCGGACATCGCCGCCTCCTACTGAATGACCGAGAAGCAATTCGGGGTCGTGCACTGCGCGTGCAGATGGCCGTTGCGCGGGGAGCGGGACCAATGCACCCGGCCGACCTTGCAGGCGGGGCAATCGATCACGCCGCCCTGGCCCTTCGGGATCGCCGCCATGACGATCCGGACGCGCTCATGGCTTTCATCGACCCATGCGCGCCAGGCTGCGCGCTCCTCATCGGTGTAGTCTTCGCGCAGCGGGCAATCGATCCTTGCGCGGAACTGGCTGCCAGCCGGCAGGCAAGGACTGGCTTCGCCCGGTCCCGAGATGTCGATCCCCTTGGCGCATCGCGGGCCGGTGCCGGAGAGGAACCCGTCGAGATCGAAGCTGTAGTGCCGGCAGTGGTCGCTGGTGCAAATCGGCGGCGAGAAGTCGGGAGCGTCACCCATCGGCCGCCTCCATGTTGTCGATGTTCGCGAGGACGGGCCGGAAGCCGTAGACGGCGACAAACGGGTTTGCCTCCCATGAGCCGGGGCCGTGGAGGCTCTCCCAAAGGGCCGCATACCAGCCGATCGGATAGGCATCCCGTACCTCAGCTATGCCGGTCTTCGCGCGGTCCTGGGGAGCCGGCCAGCCCTCCGCCTCTGCATCGTCCTCACTGATGTCCTGCAGGCGCTCGACGCGCACGTCGGTCACGAGGAGCGTGATGCGGCTCGCCCATCTCGGCATGAACCGGGCGTGGCGGTAGCGGCCATCTTGGAGCGGCAACCTAGTCGGGCCGGCCTCATACTGGATCGGCTCCTCACCGCCCATCTCCGACGGCGAAAGGTCGTCATAGGCTCGACCGGTCCGCCACGCCTCCTTCACCCAGAGGCGGTCGCCAACTCCATGCGTACGCGGCCAGCGATAGCTGCGGTCGTTGGCATCAAGCGCGGTGACAACGCCATCCGCGATAAATGCTGGCGGGTCGTCGCATGCGCCGGTGAGATACCGCCGCGTCTGCGTCTTGCCCGTGCCGGGCTGCTCGATCTCGCGCAGGATCGCGCGGACCATGAGCGGCGAAAATGGGATCGGTCGGTCAGTCATGCCGCTTCCTCGCTGGTGAGCAGGTCAAACAGGGACGGCACCGCGAGCTGACGCTCGGCGGCTTCCAGGTAACGGATGCTGTCGCGCCAATACTTCGCTTCGAGTTCGGCGCCTGCGCCGAGGCGCCCGCGCAGGACCGCGCGATAGGGCACCGTGCCGATGCCGGCGAACGGGTCGTAAACGAGCTCGCCGCGCATCGAGTAGAGGTCGATCAGGCGGTCAACGATATCGAACTGAAGGGGGCAAACGTGCTGCTCACGCCCTTTCGCCGCCTGGTCGGTGTTGAGGGTGAGCATCCGGTTGATGTCGGTCCAGACGCTCGGGTCCGCGCTGTGGGGCGGCACCGCCATGTAGGTCTTCGGAAGCGCATCGATGGACGCGAGCGCCTCGGCAACCTCGACGTGACGGCCGTAGTCGTAGACCGTAGCGAGGTTCTCCTCGCGCCAGTGCGCGATGATCGCCTGCATGCCACCCTTGCGCCCGGCCAGTGCCTTCCACTCGTCGGGTGCCAGCAAGCGGTTCCCGGACGATTGCCAATAGCCGTGCGCATCAATCTGCCACCGCGCGAGACCGTATTCCTCGGCGGACTTGATCACGGGATCATCTGCATATCCCCGGGAGCGGTCCGACTGCGGCTTGCAGAACATGAGCACGAACTCTTGCGAGCCCGCCCCCATCTTCGTCGCATCCTTCAGCATTTCGCCATAGCTGAGCCGGTACGTCTGGTTGTTCTCCCGGACGACGTCTGTCGTGATGACGCGCATGCCCATGTAGAGAAAGCCGTGCGCCCGGAAGTGCTCGATCGTGTCGGCATGAAAGGGCTCGACGGTGTACCGACCCGTCCCCGTCACGCTGCCAAACTGGATCCTGTCCTTGACGTGGACGCACGCGACCCGGCCGGGCTTGAGCACGCGCAGCAGCTCCGGCGTCAGAAAGTCCATCTGCCGGAAGAAGCCGGCATTGTCATCGTTGTGGCCGAAGTCGTTGTAACTGGCGCAGTACTCGTACTGGGTTCCGAAGGGGATGGACGTGACGACGAGGTCGACCGAATTGGTCGCCATCCGCCGGGTCTCATCGACGCAGTCATTGTTAGCAACGCGCCAGTTCTCGCCGGCGGCTTCTTGCCGGTCGATGCCGATGGAGCGCGTCAGCACATCGAAGCCGGACAACTTGTCGAGGCCATGCTCCTTGATGAGAGCGGACATGGTCTCCCGGAGTTCGCGATCTTGCGCCCACTTCCGTTCCAGGTCGCGCCGCACCTCGCGCTCGGTCTCCGCATAGATCAGGTCGATCTCGACCGGATACCGCTGCCCATACCGCTGCAGCCGGTGCACCGACTGCAGGAAGTCATGGAACTTGTGGCCGATGCCGGCATAGATCGCGCGGTGGCAGTGGCGCTGCAGGTTGCCGCCAGCGCCCAGCATAACCGGCTTCGCGGCAAGGTCGGTGATCTCACCGGCCTTGAAACCAACGATTGTCTGCTCGCGCTCGTCCGGATCCTGCGTTCCGTAGACGCTTCGGGACTGCGGCAAGGCAGCCTCGATGGCCCGACGCTCATCCTCGAGATCGTGCCAAAGGATGAAATGATCTGCCGGCGAAGCGCTGCGGATCTCGACAAGCTTTTCGATGCGCCTGGAGAGCGTGTTGCGCTTCTCGCGTGCCGTCGCCTGAAGGCCAACGGCCGCGTCGCGCATCAGTCGAAGCTGCCCGTCATCGTCGGCCCCAGCGTCCGCGATATCGACCTTGACCTCATGCCAGCGGACGATGAGCTCGGGCAGGATGTAACCCTCGTCGGAATGGCCGAGGTCCGACGGCTGCTGCAGAAAGATCGCCCAGCTGTTAAGCCACAGAAAGAACTCGCGCGTCTTGTGCGGATAGAGCGTGAGATCGCCGGCCTTCGTGCTGTTGCGCTGGAAGAAGCGCGTTAGGGCCTGCCCAGTGTCCATGATGCCGAGGAAGCCGGCGTAGTGGATCAGCTCCTTGTAACGGTTGGGCGAAGGCAGCGCCGTCGCGACATACCGGAACCGAACGTCCTCGAAGAGCGGCAGGAACTCCTGATAGGTCTTCGAGCCATAGCTCCGCAGCACCGCAGCCTCGTCGAGCGATGCGACCGTGAACTCGGCAGGGTCAAGTTTGCCTTCGCGGATCGTCTCGTAGTTGGTGAGGTAGAGCCCCGTCTCGTCGGCATCCTCGATCCGCCGGATGAACTCCGGCACCGTCGACCAGCCCAGAATGTTGCGGGCGTCGTCGCGGAACTCGATCCGCACATCCTGCGGCATCACGATGAGACCGCGGCCGCCGGCGCGCTCAAGGATGAGCCGGCTCGTTTCCAGTTCCATCACCGTCTTGCCAAGGCCGAAGCGGGCGAAGTAGGCGCGGCGCCCACCGGCGACACCCCAGCGGACGATATCCCGCTGGTGCGGCTGCAGCGCCGGGTTGATCTCGTCTTCCGAGACTTCGAACCCGGTGCGAGGCGCCATCTTGACCTTCGTCTCGAGAAACTGCCGATAGCGGTCCACGGTCACGAGGATGACCTCCGGCGATGCGCCCAGGCGCGGATTTCGGGATAGGTGACGCCCTGCAGCGCGCGCCAGGCGCGCCGGCAGGTCTCAAGGTCGAAGAACGCGGTGTGCGTCTCCTCCCGCGACAGGCCGAGCCTCTCGGCGAGGAAGGCGTACACGCGGTTTCGGGCCGCCCGGACGATCTTCGCGCGCGCGGCGCGATCCTCGGGCTGGTAGCCACCGGCCTCGATCGCCGTCATCCAGAGCGGATCGATCATCTGGTCGTGCAGCAGCATGCGGGCCCGGCGCAGCTCGGCACCGGCCGGCGTGCCAAGCGGCCGCGTCGTGCCGGGGTGGCAGCCGACGTAACCGTCGCAGCCGTCGCACCGCCAGATCGGCTTGTCGTGCAGGTCCGGGCGGTGCGAATAGACCTCGCGCCCGTTCGTGAGCCGGCAGACGAGGTGGCACGCCGGGCAGACGGGCGCCTCGGGAAGAGCTGATCTGGCGGCGTTACGCATCAGCTCCGTCCCGCATCCTGCGGAAAGTCTCAAGCATCCGCAAAACGGTCGTCTCATCGACCTTTAGGGCCAGCCCAATTTCCGCGGTGTTCCAGTCCTTCGCCCACAACAGCGCGACGGCGGCACACATCCTGTCCAGTTGCAGATCGCCGGTTTCCTTGCACCTCGCGGTGTAGGCCGCCTCGAAGAGCCGCTCGGCATAGGCTGTGCGGGATAGCCCCGCCTCCTTGGCCATCTCTCCAAGGCGGTCGTACATGATCCGCGAAACCGTGATGGTGATTTGCCGACGCTCGATCAGACCCGGATTGATCGTCCGCGCTGGATTGAAAGCCCCTTCCTTGCTCATGGCGCGACATCCTGTTGCAGGGGCAACCGTTCAGATCGCTCGCGCCGTCGCCTGTCCCGCTCCGCGGCGGCTCGGGCCGCCTTCTCCTGTGAGCGCTTTGTCGTGCCGAGCGCGTAAAGGACCGAGGTGTGGTTGATGCGGAAGATCTCGCCGATCTTCACGCTTGAGAGGCCGCGCTCATCCTTGACGCGGCGGATCGCCTCCCGCTTGGCGGCAAGCGTCTTCCGGTCCTTGCAACGACTACGGACAAGCGCCTCGGGAACCCCGTGGCGCTCGGCGACTTCGCGGATGATGTCGAGGGTCGCCTCGTGTGGGGTGCGGATCGGCTCCATCACACCCCCTCCCCGGCGAGCGTAACGGACACAGTCACCGGCAGTCGGGAGCGCATGCCGAGCTCGGCCGCGACGGCCAGCGCGTCGCGCGGGTCCTCGATGTCGGTGATCGCCCCGGCCTCCCCGTCGGCACTGCGGCCGTACACGGTGAAGAACTCGGCGGCCCCGGCGGACTGTCCACCGGCAATCATCGTGCCGGCCGGGTCGTCCGTGCCGTTGAGATCGCGGCAGCCGGCGAGTTCCAGCGACGTGAAGCGCGACCAGTCCGGCTCGGCATGGTCGGTGCAGCAATTGAAGAGGCGGGCGCCCGTCACAGAGCTGGCGCTGTCGGCTCGCGAAGCGCTCCGTTTCTCAATGCGCTCGGAGCCCCCCAGTGCGGCCGCTTCGGAGAACTCAGCCGGCACGTTGGCGGCGCCGCCCCACGGGTCGGCGTCGCCCTCAACGACGCCGTAGATGAACGTGGCCGTCGGGTCGAAGGTCTCGACGTGCGTCTCAACCTCGCCGTTGTCGACCATGTCGACGGCCTTTCGGCAGGCGTCGGCGAAATCCTCGGCTTCGACCACAATCCGGGCGCGACGGTCGCTATCGTAGAAGGCGGCGATGGCGGTGAAGGTCTTCAACATTGGCGTGTCCTCCAAACACTGTGCGGTTAGATTAACCGCATCTGAGACGAACGACAACCGAAAAACGCGGTGAATTAAACCGCATCAAACGAAAGGCAGGTCGTCGTCGTAGGCGGTGGGCACGGCCGGCGCCGACGCCATCGGTTCCGGCGCCGGTTCGCCGGCGAGGCGTTTGCCGGTGAGCCAGACGTAATTCCCTGCCTTGCCGATGATGCCGCGCCGCATCAGGGCCTCGCCGTGACGCTTCAGCGCCTGCCGGACGGCCGCGGCCCGCTTCTCTTCGTCGCCCTCGTCGCCGAACCAGGTCGCGGCGAAGCGGTCGCGAACGTGCTTGTACTCGACGACGCGGATCGAGTTGGGCAGCGGGACGCCCGCCGGCGGCATGATGCCGTGGCTATCGAGCGCGTCCTCGATCGCCCGGCGGAACATCTCGGCCTGGTCGGACAACCGGGGGCCGCGGTCGGGCGACCGTGCGTCGACACCTTCCAGCGCGCCCATGTCGGGCGCCTCGACGACGCATGACGTGATCGGCTCGTCGTACTTGTTCCGGCCGATCTCGACCTGCCGCAGCACGAAGCGCCATTCGAGGCCGTCCTCGCCGTCCTTCTGCTTCGTCACGAGCGCGCGCTTGATCTTGCGCCCCTGCGCGTCCTTCACGATCTGGCCGGGCTGCCCCTTGTGGCCCTCGGTCGTGACGTGGTCGATGTCGATGACATTCTCGACGTCCGCGAAGATCGACGTGTGCCCGCGCGGCTTATTGCCGACGCTGTTCTTGTGGTGGACGATCGTCACGGCCCCGCCGGTCGACAGCACCATTTGCTGCGCCCTGCGCAGGAGCCGGCTGACATCCTCGCTCGTGTTCTCGTTCCAGCCGGGCGCCACTGCCGAGAGCGTGTCGATGACGATGAGCGCGAGCGGCAGGTCGAACATGGCCGCGATGGCCCGCACCTCGTCGATCAGCGCAACCATGTCGTCGTCGTTCCGGAACAGGTCGACCGGCTTCGTCAGCACGACGAAGGGGATCGCCTCGTCGGCCGGAATGCCGTGATACTGCCGGTAGGCTTTGAGCCGCTTGCGCACGCCGCGCGCGCTCTCGGCGGCGATGTAGATGACGAGGCCGCGCTCGACACGCCGGCCGAAGAACGGAACGCCCCTGGCAACGGCCATGCCGAGCGTGATCGCCCAGAATGACTTGCCGGTCTGGCTCGCCCCGACGATGAGGGACCGCTCGCCTTTCGTCACCATGCCGTCGACGAGCATCTCGTATTCGTCGCCGGTCTTGTCCAGGTCGCCCCAGAACACGGCACCGAAGCGGCTCCGGAACTCCGGCGTCAGGAACCTGGCGGCCTCCGGCTCCCAGTCTGCGAAGGCGACGAGCGGCGGGAGGTCCATCATGCTGCGTCCCGCTGCTGCTCGGAGTAGACGTCCGAAAAGTCCTTGCCGTCGGGTGCGATCGTCACCAGCACCTCGAGCCCCGCCGCCTGAAATTTCCGTCCGCCCGTCAGGAGATGCGCCCGCGTTGCGAACGGCTCGCTGTCGCCGTCGCCGAGCAGGATGACGCCCTTGACGCCGACCGGCATGACGAGGCCGGGGCGTTGCGGATCCGGGACGCCGTTCTGGATGGTCCGCCCCCGCACCTTCGGATGGGGCATGGTGTCGAGCGACGCGCCCGACAGGTTGCCGAGGCTGCCGGCGGCGGCCACGCCGCATTCCTCCGGCCCGATCCCGAGTTGCCACCAGGCGAGCGAAGTCTCGATGCCTTCGCCGATGGCCATGTAGGGCATGATCGGACCGAGGCGGATCATGCCGTTGGCGTTGCCGTACATCTTCTTCGCAGCGTTGCGCGTCCGGTCGCCCGGCGGGACGAGCTTTTTCGGTTCGACCGGATCGAGATAGGTTCGATGGACGCCGATGATCTCGCCGGCGGCGTTGCGGATCGCGGCGATCATCGCCGGATATTCGCCCAGCTTCTCCTGCTCCTCCGCGTGCTTGTCGGTGAAGCCGAGGTAAGGCAGCGACGGCATGAACCGCAGGTCGCAGGCCTGTTCCGACGACAGCACGAGATGACGCCGGCGCATGTAGGCCTCGGCATGGGAGCCGAAGAACGGCCCGGCCTTCTCGAAGAGGTCCGCCGCCCCGTTCATCTTGCGACGGCGCTCTTCGTGGAGCTCTTCCTCGCGCTGCCGCTCGGCCTCGCGCCGCTCTTCGCGGCGTTCGCGAACCACGGCCGGATCCGGCGGCCGGCTGTCCCGGCCGGGAGGCGCCTCGCCCGTCAGGAGCTCGCACGCCGGAAGGAACTCGATGTCCTGGCAGTGCATCACGAGGCCGATGGCGTCGTCGCCGCCGCGGGCGCCGCGGCAGTTCCAGACGTGCTTCTTGGGGTTGATCGAGAACCGGTCGGTACCGCCGCAGGCGGGGCACGGGCCGATCATCTCGGGGCCGCTGCGGCGCAGCTTGGCGCCAACCATGTCTGCTGCGCGATCGAGCGGCACCTCGCGGGCGCGCGACACCCAGTCGTCGAAGGCGAGATCGTCAGAGCCGGACATGCGCTGCCCTCACCCGTTCGCCGGTGCGCGCAAAGTGGCGCCGCTCGATCTGCTGGATGCTGTTGCGGTGCATGCCGAGCATCTTCGCTATTCGTGTTTCAGGGATCTCGGTGCGCCGCAGGAGGTCGATGATGAGGCGTTCCCGCCGCTCGATCACGCGGCGGTCCTGCGTGCGCCGACCGATGGCGTTTGTTGCAAGATCGAGCTGCTGCGCCGCCTCTCTGATGAGGTAGGCCGCGAGCCGGTAGTCGTCTTCGCGCTTCATGTTGCCTCGCCCCGCGGGGGCTGCGGATCTGGTAATTGCCGCCGCTAGGCGCCGCGGCTGCCGTTGCTGCGCGCCTTGGCGGCGCGGATTGCTTGCTGGATCACGTCGCGGTGCTGAGCGAAGAGATCGAGGAGATCGATCACCGCATCGAGCACTGCGACGCGCCGCATTTGCATTTCGTCTGGCGCCAGGCGGAGGCCGCAGCCGACGAGCGCCCGTTGCATGCTCACCGTCCTGCAGCGCTCGTCGAGACAGACCTCTCGCATCTCGGCCAACGTCGGCTTGTCCGGCCGACGGCCCCCACCCGAGTTGTCGTCGCCTGTCTCGGCGGCTTCCACCGGCGCCCGCATCAGGCGACCTGTTCTCTCAGGAGGGGTTGACCGGATGCATGCGCCTTCGGGAAGAGCACGGCGCAGGCGTAATCCCAAACGGCCGCGGCATCGGCCGCGTTGTGGTCGAGCGGAGCGTCCGGATCAGCCCATCCGAGCTGCTTGACACGCCGCATCGTCGCCGCCTTCGCCTCCGCCGATTTCATCCGTCGCGTGCCGATGAAATGCCCCCGCACATCCTGCACGTCCGCTTCGCGAATGATCGGGACCTGGCGGAGCTTCGCGACGGCCGGGATGACCATCACAAGGCCCATCAGGACGCGGGCGGTATTCGCATTCGTGCGCCCTCGCATGTGCGATGACGGAAGAGGTGCCTCGAAGACGAGGATGTCCGGCTGGTGCACCGCGAAGAAGTCCGATGCCCAGCCGATGGCTGCGGCACCGATTTCCTCGTGCGACGCCCCCGGCGGGCAGAAACGGATTGTTCCCATGAGGGGCCGGGTGCCTGGATATGCCACTGACCAACCAGTCGTCGTCGCGATGTCCAACGCGGCGATCTTCTTGCCCTGCATCGTGTTGCACTCCCACAGTTGCCGCCCGGTTCCGGCGGGCGGCAACATCGAAGCATCCGCCGGGGAACCAATTCCTTGAGGAGGTCGCAGGTCCTGCTAGAGCTGCTTGAGACCGGAGAGGATCTCGGCGCCGTTGCCCTTCGGCTTCTCGGCGGCAGACATAGCCGCCTGACCGAGCGGCGTTTCGGCGAGCCCGCCCAGCGCATCCTTGAGCATGTCGTAGGTCTCGCCCTCTTCGCCATCGAGGCCGGCGCGGATCGCGCGGGCATTCGCGAGGTGCTTGCGCTCCTTGCGCAGCTTCTTGAACAGATCCTTCGGGATGCCGGCGTCCTTGGCGCGGTCCAGCAGATCCGCAATCATCTGGTCGCGCCCCTTCTTGAAGGCCCGGAACTCGCCGAGCTTCGACGCAACCTCGTCCTCGTGCTTCGTCATCTCCTTGTCGAAGCGCTTGAGCAGCTCCGGATCGAACGTGTTCGATCCCCCCTTCACCTTCTTCGCCATGATCGGCTCCTCACCCGGCAATAGCTGCAGCACCGCCGCGCGGCCGGCGCGCGTTCGGCGGGACGTTGGAAAGGTCTGTCGGGAACGGCACCTCGGCCGGCCACTGCTCGGCGGCGCCCTCGGGCCAGTGCTTGGCGCAGAATGCCAGCGCCGTCGCAGCGCTGTCGGTGTACATGTCCTGCACACCGCCGAGGAACTTGCCGAGGCGCGTTCCATCGGAAAGCGCCTTGCCCGAGACGCTGGCGAGGGCTTCGTTCTGCGCCCGGCAGTACGCGGGCACGACGAGTTCGAGCATCTCAACCGGCCGCCAGCTTATCGCCGACGCCGGGTGCGGCACGTCGCTCGGCCATTTCGCCTCCTCGGGCCAGTTTTCGGCGAAGAACTCGACCAGCGTCGCCCACTTGGCGCACCGCATGTCGTTCCGGCCGACGAGATAGCCGTCGACCTTGTCCCACCGGCCGAGCACGATGGCGGCGGGCGCGCGCGTGTTGCCCTTCACAGCCCGATAGGCCTCGGCGAGCGCGTGGGCCCGCATCCGAAACAGCGTCATGTCTGGGGTACCTCGATCCTCCAAATCAACGATACGGTAACCTTAACCGCGCGGTGAAATCAACCGCCTTTCGCATCTGCTGGCGCGGTTACGAAAACCGCGGTATTTTCTAGACGCGGTTCTCGGGTTTGGAGGGCACGAGATGAGTTATGGCGTAAGAGACTTGGCCGATCGGATCAGGCAACGGCTCGAAGATCTGAGCATGTCCGCAAGAGAAGCGAGCATCGCTGCTGGCGGATCGCCGGACATGATCCGGAATATATTTCGGGCCGCCGAGGCAGGACGAAGGGGAGCACCAAGGGTCGAGACGCTCGAAGCGCTTGCATCCGTCCTCAGAACGAACGTCGACTGGCTGCTGACCGGCGGGGGCGACCCCAAGATGTTGGACGCCCCGCGACCGGTAGCCGTTCCTCGAGGCGGACTTCCCGTTGCACTCGCCGGAACGGTCGAGCCCGGTGTCTGGCGTTCATCAGGAGGATCCGCGCCAGGCCCTGCCCTGCCACAGATCCCATCCTTTGCGGACCTACCCCAGTCCGGATACGAAATCCGGGGGCATTTCGAGCAGCGCTACCTGTTGCGGGACGGGATGTTTGCGATCGCGCTTGCCTTGGGACCGTATCGCGAGAAGCACGGCGATCTCGTGTCGGGAGACCTGGTCGTCTTGCAGCGCGAGCGCGATGATGGAGAGCGCGAGCTGACGATCCGCCGTGTCGCCGTAGCGGGCGACGCCGTGAAGCTCGAAAGCCTCGTCTCGGGTCATCCGGAGATCACGGTCCCGCGTGGCTCTGACGCTTCGGACAACTCCCGCATCGTCGGCGTGGTAGCTGCTGCCGTCGCATATTTCTGCTCTTGACGCTGACGCGAAGCGCGCTATCGCGCGCGCCTTCGCGCATCACGCGCGCGCGGCCTCCCTCTATAACGTTCCTCGTAATGGATACCTCCCCCTTCCAGGTACAACGGTTCATCTAGGCGGACGCTTGAAGAGCGCCGCCTAGACCTGGAGCAACGTCGATCTCCCGGCCGCGCGCGCGAGGCCCGCCGCGCGGTTTTTTTGTGGACCCAACCGACCCGCTGAAAAATGAATGCGGTGAGAAAAACCGCATTTTCCTCTTTACAGCGGTTAACCTTACCGCATATGGTTACCGCATCGCTAAGCCATGGAGGACACGCGATGCACCTGACCAACACGATTTCAGCCCCGCCAGCTTCCACGAAGTTCAAGGTCGCCAATATCGGCGGCGGCGAGAGCCGCGGCGATCTCTCACGCCAGTGGATCTCCCGCCCGTCCGATGAGCGCTTTCTGTCGCTCGACGCGCTGTATGCCGCCGTGAAGGCCCGCAGTGACGTGACGTTCGAGGAGCGGATCGAGACGCGCGGCATCGAGTTCATCGCACCGGATCCGAAGTCGCTTGAGGACACGCACCGGATGACGGTCGGCCTGCGCGGCGGCCGCGAGGTCGCGCCGACGCATTGGAGCTTCGGGCAGCTCGCCGGCCTCGCCGGAGCCCCGGCCGGCTACCTCCGCAAATTGCCATCGCAGATCGCAGCGGACGCGCTGTCCTACGGCATGCGCTACGGGCGCGACGTCGAGACGATCAAGCTCTACGGCCGCGACCGGCTCGACCTGCGCGCCGCCACCGGCCCGGACTATGGCCGCATCTTCGATCACGACGTCGTCGCCGCGGTCCAGCAGATCGCAGGCAAGGGCAACGGCGATGCACGGTGGAAGGTGCCCGGCGTCATGGACTGGCGCACCATGATCTACGACCCGGAGCACCCGGTCACGAAGGACACCACGACGCTCTACGCGAGCGACCGGGACGTGTTCATCTTCCTCGTCGACGACCGCAATCCCATCAGCGTCGGAAAGCTGCCGAATGGCGACGATGACCTGATGTTCCGCGGCTTCTACGTCACCAATTCCGAGGTCGGGAAGTCGAGCCTCAAGATCGCGGCCTTCTACCTTCGGGCGATCTGCTGCAACCGCATCATGTGGGGCGTCGAGGGTTTTCAGGAAGTCTCGATGCGCCACAGCAAGTACGCCCCGGCGCGCTTCGTCGAGGAGGCCCGGCCGGCGCTGCAGTCCTTCGCCGAAGGCTCGTCCCGGCTCCTCATCGAGGGCGTCGAAAAGGCCAAGGCCGCGAAGATCGCCTCCGACAAGGACGAGGCGCTGGAATTCCTCGCCGGGCGCGGCCTCTCCCGCAAGCGGGCCGTCGAGGTCTTCGAGAGCGTTGAACAGCACGAGGGCCGGCCGATCCGAACGGCATGGGACGTCGCCCAGGGCATCACGCGTGTCGCCCAGACCATCCCGCATACCGACGATCGCGTCGAGTTCGAGAGCGTCGCCGGAAAGCTGCTCGACAAGGTCTCGGCCTGACCGAACCCGGGGGCGTGCCGGTCGCGCCCCCTACCAATCCGGATCGATCACATGTTCCGTCTGAAGATCCTCTCGGGTCCGGGGCCGTCCGGCCTTTACTCCCGCCCCTGCTTCCTCCGCGCCATTGAGCCCGGCGGCGTCGTGACGACGCACAACCCGCGCGCCGCGAAGCCTTTCGCCGATCCTGCCGAGGCCGTCGTGTACGGCTCCCCCATCGCCCGAACCTATCGCCTCTGCATCGAGCCGATCCCGCCCGGCGAGAGCGGCTACAGCGAGCAGATGATCGCCGAGATCCTCGTGGAGAGCGGCTGCGATCTCGCCGACGACGAGGCCTGCATCGAGGCGCTCGTGGCCCGCGGCATCCGCCCGTCCGAGATCGTCTGCGACTGGCACTCCGCAAAGACCCGCGCCTTCGACGCGCTCCACCCAACCGAAAGGGCCTGACATGTCGATCTCGACAGCAATCGAACGCGCCAGCAAGGGCGAGGCACGGGAGACGCTCCGCGCCACCCAGGAGGCGCAGATCTTCGCCACGGCCTGCGAGATCGGCCGTCTCGAGAACGGACATGGCACGCCAGGCCCATCCGAACTGAAGCTGTTCGACGTCATGCGCCGCGCCCTCGCCGCCTACCACCTCACCAAGGACGGCGGCGAAAACTTCCCGGCCACCGTCTCCCCCGAGGTCGCAACCCAGCGCATGGCCGCGATGGGCGAGGCGCAGCGCCCCGCGACGCCGCCGGCCAAGCGGGACTGAGGGGGGCGCTGATGCCGATCGAGACCCACAAAGTCACCGACCGCGCCTCCTGGCTCAAACTCCGCGAGGCGGATGTAACCGCCTCGGTTGCGGCCTGCCTCCTCGGCCGCGAGGTCCACGACTACCAGACCGCATTCGGCCTCTACATGCTCAAGACGGGCCAGATCGCCGAGGATCCGGACGAGGCTCCGCCGATGCTGCGCGGGCGGCTCCTTGAGCCGGTGGCCCTGCAACTTCTGCAGGAGAAGCATCCCGAGTGGACCGTCGTGCAGCCGTGCGTCTACCTGCGTGACCCCGATGCTCGCCTCGGCGCGACCCCGGACGCCTATGCGACAAACGCGGACGGCCGCGGCATCGTCCAGATCAAGAGCGTCGAGCCAAGCATCTTTCGGCAGAAGTGGCGCGATCCTGATACCGGCGAGTTGCGGCCGCCGCTCTGGATCGCGGTGCAGGCGATCGTCGAGGCGCACCTTTCCGGCGCCGACTGGGCGATGGTTGCGGCCCTCGTCGTTGGGCACGGGCTCGACCTGCACGAGGTACCGGTCCCGATCCACGACGGCATCGTCGCCCGCGTCCGCGAAGAGGTCGCCCGGTTCTGGGAGCTGGTCGCCGCCGGCACGCCGCCGGAGCCCGAGTATGACCGCGACGCGGCCGTCATCGCACGGCTCTACGACCAGGACGACGGCACCGAGGTCGACCTGTCGGGCGACAATCGATTGCCGGAGGCGCTGGTTCGCCGCGCCGAGCTCAAGGATATCGAGAGCGCCGGCCGTGACGCGGAGAAGGAGCGCCGGGCGATCGATGCCGAGATCATCGCCAAGCTCGGCACGGCGACACGCGGCCGCCTCGCCGACGGCACGGTCATCACCGCCAAGACGATCCGTCGGAGCGGCTACTCGGTCCAGCCGTCCACCTATCGCTCCGTGAAGATCGCCGCCGGATCACTCCGGCCGGCCCCTGCCGCCTCGGCGGCGTCCATCCCCGAGAGGTTCTGATCATGTCGACCGCCGATGCGCCCGGCCTCGGGCACAACCAGCCGCCGCCGCTGCGGGACATCCTCGCCGAGAACCATGCCGGTCTTGCCGGCGACGTCGAGACCATCGCCGAGCGCGCCAACAAGGCGCCGCGCGAGATCAAGAGCGAGGACGATCTCAACGCAGTCGGGACGCTGGTGAAGGACGCCGGCACCCTGGCGCGCCGGGTCGAGAGCATCCGGACTGCGGAGAAGGCGCCGCATCTGCAGGCCGGCCGCGAGGTGGATGCCTTCTTCGGCGCCTTCACCGACCGCCTCGAGCGCATCCAGAAGGTCTTCCAGGGCATCGCCAACGACTATGTCCGCCGGAAGCGGGAAGAGGAGCGCCGCCGGCGGGAGGAAGAGGCCCGGAAGGCGCGCGAGGAGGAAGAGCGCCAGCGCAAGATTGCCGAGGCCGAAGCCGAACGGAACCGTCCGACGGCCGCCGAGAAACACGAGGCGAAGGCGGAAGCGGCGGCCGAGCGCGCCGCGACGGCCGAAGCCGCTGCGCAGGCGACGCCGGCCGAGATGACCCGGACGCGGACCTCCTCGGGCACGCTCGCCACCGCACGAAGTGAGTGGGCCTTCGAGATCACGGATTACAGCGCGATCCCGCTCAACGAGCTGCGGCCGTACCTCGTGCGAGCCGACGTCGAGAAGGCCATCCGCTCCTTCGTGCGCGTCAACAAGGACGCCGTGCCACTCGCCGGCGTCCGCATCTTCGAGGACGTGAAGGCCTCGTTCCGCTGATCCGTCCCTGCCGCCTCCTCCGAGGAGATCGACCCCTATGGAAAAGCCTCCCACCCTCGAACCGATCGAGATCCGCCAGGAAGACGGCTTCACCGTCCGCCAGGGTGACCGCGAAAGCGGCGACCTCACCTGGGACGAGATGCTCGGGCAGGTCGTCGGTCTAACGCACCCCAAAATCCGCAGCGCGCACTACCGGATGATGTCGCCGGCGGAGCGCGCCGACGAAGAGGTGCGGCGAGCCCGCTGCTTCCCAGTCGCGAAACGGACTGTCCGGTTGGATACCTCATATGAGGAAGCCCAATAGCTCGCCCGCGCAATTCAGACGCTGCTCATCTGGGCCAACGGCGTCAGGGCCGCCCTTCCACACAACCCGGAGCGCTGGCCGCCGCATCTTGAGGCGCTACGCGATTTCAACGCCTTGCTGAAATCCGAGATGGCGAGGGTCGAAAACCTATGAGCGGCAACGATCTTCGGACCGCCCAGGACGATCTCTCCGACCTCATCGACAAGAACATCCGCTGATCCGCTGCCCCCCAGCGGTGACGGGGCCCGGCGTGCCTTTCGCCTCCCCCGGGGTGACGCCGGGCCCCAATCCAGACTTTCAGGAGAAGAAGATGGCCGAGAACCCTCTTGTCACGACCGAGACCGAGCATCGCATCGCCAGCCGCATCGACGGGCAGACGTCGCAGGAGCTGGCGATCTCCGACGGTGCCGGCGGCATCGCCTTCGCCAGCATGGCCCAGGTCATGGAGTTCGGTAAGCTCATGGCGGTGTCGCAGATCGGCGTCCGCAAGCACCTGCGCGGAAACCCCGGAGCCTGCGTCGCGGTCACGATCCAGGCCATTGAATGGCGCATGTCGCCCTACGCGGTGGCGAACAAGAGCTATCTCGTCAACGATCAGATCGCCTATGAGGCGCAGCTCATCCACGCCGTGATCCTGCGGCGGGCCCCGATCAAGGGCCGGCCGAAGATGGAATTCATCGGCGATGGCGGGAAGCGAAAGCTCCGCGTCTGGGCCGAACTGTCCGACGGCTCCGGCGAGATCGTCGAGTACACGTCGCCCGAATTCGACAAGATCCAGCCGAAGAACTCGCCGCTCTGGAAGAACGATCCGGATCAGCAGCACTGGTATTACAGCATCCGCGCCTGGTGCCGCCGCCACTTCCCGGATGTGATCCTCGGCGTCTATGCGGTGGACGAGCTGCAGGATGCGGGGTACCAGATCGACGACGGCCGCGCTGCGCCGCCTGCGCCGCGCCCCGGGCTCAAGAGGGCCCTCGACAGCCTCGCAGAGAAGCGAGGGCCGGTGATCGAGGGCTCGGCGGCCGAGGCCGAGCAGTTGTCGGAACAGGCGTCTTTCGACGAGGAGACGCAAGAGACGTCCGCCCCTGCGGCGGACCAGGGGGCCGGTGCGGAAGGCGTGTCCTCCAAACCCGGCGACGCGCCGGCCCCCGACCTTTTCCCCACCAGAGATGCCCTCGCCGCGGCCCGCGACCGCGGCCGGGAAGCGAAGCGCGACGGGATGAACCGTCGCGCCCTCCCGGGCGAGTACCGGCAGCCCGGCCGCGAGGCCGAGGCGGACGAATGGCGCGCCGGCTACGACGAGGAGACGGCGCAGGAAGGCGGTGCGTCATGACCGCCCGCTACGATGGAGGGCCGGCGTTCCCGCAATTCGATGTGGTCTCGGGCGAACGCGACGGTCACGGCGATCTCATTGAGCCATTCACCTCTGCGTCAGGCGGCATGTCGCGACGCGACTGGTTCGCCGGGCAGGTCTTGCCCGCGGTTTTCGCCAGCGCGGTGCGGCACAACGACGGGACGGGCAGCACCTGGCCGGTGACGATCAGCGAGGTCGCGGAAAAGTCCTTCGCCGTCGCTGACGCGATGCTCGCCGCCAGCGAGAAGGAGGGCCGGTAATATGCCGTTCCGCCTTCCCATCTCCCTCTCGCCGGCGGGCCGTTGCGCCCCGACCACCGCGCCAATGCAGCGCTCGCCGCCGACGTGCTCGAGATCATGCGCCGGCACGCGCCGGCCATCCTCTCTGCCGTGCCGCTTCAGGATCCGGATCGGCGCCAGATCGCCGCGAACACGATGATGCTCGGGGCCTGCGCGGCGGCCCTCAGGCATCACATCGAGCACGACGTCGACATGAGCACGGCCGATCGGGACGCCGCGTTCAAGGTCGCGGTCGCCATCACGGCGGAACGGGCCTTCGACATCGATGCCGACGACTGCCCTATCGCGGAGATCGGCTGAGATGCGGCCGCGCTCGCGCACATTGACCGACGGCGATGCGGCGCTCGTTCGCGCGCTGCTCGCCCGCAACTGGGCGCAGCACGACATCGCCAGCCTTCTCGGCTGCAACCAGGGCCGTATCGCCGAGATCGCCGCCGGCGAGCGCCACGCCGGCGTGGAGCCGGCCGACCTCTCCACGGACGCGGCCCGGGCACACATCGCAGTCCTCGAAAACGCGTGGGCGCTGCGCATGCACCGGATGCTCGCCGACGTCCTCAGACCCCAAGGCACGATCCTATGACGACGATCTCGCCCTATCCCCTGCAGTGGCCCGACAACCGCACCCGCCTGCCCGCCAACAGGCGCGTCCGCAGCCCGTTCAGGACCGGCTTCGGCAAGGCCGTCGACAACGTGAAGGCGAGCCTTCGCGGCTTCCAGAAGGATGCCGGCATCCGGATCGAGCACGTCGTGCTGTCGACGAACGTCGACCTGATGAACGACAACCCCCGCGACCCGGGCGCGGCCGTCTGGTTCACCATGGACGGCGAGTGGGTGGCATTCGCCGTCGACCGCTTCCCGGACGTCGCATCGAACGTCCAGGCCATCCACCACATCATCGAGGCCCGGCGCACCGAACTGCGCTACGGCGGCCTTGAGATCGTGCGCCAGACGTTCCGCTCCTTCGTCGCGCTGCCGGCACCGCGCGGCTGGCGGGAGGTGCTCGGCTTCAGCGCGGACAAGCCCGACACGATCACGAAAGAGCGCATCGAGGGCGCCTATCGCCTGGCGGCGCAGGCGGCGCATCCCGACAGGCCGGGAGGTTCGCACGAAGCCATGGCCGCGCTGAACCGAGCGCGCGACGAGGCCCTGCGGGAGGTCTGTGCGAAATGACGATCATTCGAGACGAGGAGGGAGCGATGGGGCTGCCCGACGACACGACCCTTCGGACCGGCGATATCGTGCTGGTGCGCGCAAAGATGCGGTACGACCGCCGGCCGGGTGAAAATGCCGTTCACCTTGACATCGCTGGGGCGTCGAGCACCTACGCGAGCATGGCCGCCATTGTCTCGATCGAGCGGCGGCACTTCAAGAAGGGAGAGCGCGTCCGATACGATGGGAACGAGGGCACCGTCCTCGCTTCTCATGACGCCTACCTCTGGATCGAGCTCGACGGGCTCTGCCCGGTGTCGGTTCCGGCGAAGGCGTGCGAGCTCGTCGCGACGCTCGATCAGATCAGCAGCCAGCAGCTAGACGAGACCATCGAGCGCGGGAGGGCCCTCTAATGCTCCTCCGCTGCATCGATTTCGAGACGACCGGCGAGAACAAGGAAGACGAGCGTCACGCCGTCTGCGAGGTCGGCTGGCAAGACCTTGAGGTCGTCTTCGGGGATCCCATTCCCGGTGCCGTGCAGGCGTTCATGGGCGGCGGCGCTTCCATGCTGTGCAACCCCGGCCGGCCGATGCCGCCGGAAGCGCGCGCCGTCCATCACATTGGCGATGCGGACGTCGCGGACGCCCCGAGCCCGACCGAGGCGTTCATGCGCCTCATGGTGGGGCCGCCCGCCTTTTTCGTCGCGCACAACGCCGACTTCGAGAACTCGTTCTTCGGCGGCGGCGAGGTGCCCTTCATCTGCACGTACAAGGTCGCGCTGCGCGTCTGGCCGGACGCGCCGGGCCACGGCCTGCAGGTCCTGCGCTACTGGCTCGGCCTGGACATCGACCCGGCCCTCGGGCTCCCCGCGCACCGCGCCGGGCCAGACGCCTTTGTCGGGGCCGTGCTCATGGCACGGATCCTCGAAGAGCCGGGCGCGCCCGACATCGACACGATGGTGCGGTGGTCGCGCGGCGCCGCTCTTCTGCCGAAGATCACGTTCGGCAACCGGTACAAGGGCCAGCCGTGGGAGGCGGCCGACACCGGATATCTTCGGTGGATCGTCGACAAGAGCGAGCTGGACCGCAACGTCAAGGCCAACGCCCGCCACCACCTCAAGCTGCGGGGAGCGCTGTGAGCGTCCCGTGCCCCTTCCGTGCGATTTTGGCAGATGACCGCCTTTGCGGTTATGCTGGCCGCGCACGCCAGGAGGGGGCGCACCATGCAACAGAACCGTGCCAGCTTGACCATGGGCACTATCGCCAAGGCCTGCCTGGCGATCGCCGCTCTTCTCGTCATAGCTCCCGTCGCCGTGCCGCTCATCTGGGCAGGCCTGCGCGGCATGGTCGAGGTCGTTCTCCGCTAGTACGGGCGCACGCCGGATGTGCCAGCGCCGCATGCCGGAGCCCCCGGCATGCATGAGCGCCTGTCCGACGATCCCATCGGAGCCCTCGTGCGGGCCCTTGCCCGCCGGCAAGCGCGGCTCGATGCCGTTGCCGCCGCGCGGAGGCAAGCTGTAAGGTCGGCGCCGGAGGACATGCCAGATGAAACAGCGCGCGGCGTTGTACGCCCGGTTTTCGACCGCCCATCAGAACGAACGGTCCGTTGACGACCAGCTCGCTCTGTGCCGCGACTTCGCGGCGCGGAACGGCTTCGCTGTCGTGGCGGAGTATGCAGACCGCGCGAAGTCCGGCGGCACCATCTTCGGCCGCGAGGGCCTCCTCGACCTGATGGCGCGCGCCGAGCGCCGCGACTTCGACGTCGTCGTTGTGGAAGCCCTCGACCGTGTCAGCCGCGACATGGAGGACATGGCCGCGATCCACAAGCGGCTCCGCTTCGCCGGCATCCGCCTCATCGCCGTCAACGACGGCGAGGCCTCGACGATGCTCGTCGGCCTGCGCGGACTTGTCGGGCAGCTCTACCGAGAGGACGGCGCCGAGAAGGTGCGCCGAGGCATGGCCGGCGTGGTCAGGTCCGGCCGCTCTGCCGGAGGCCGCAGCTACGGCTACCGGCCCGTGCTCGGCAAGCCGGGCGAGCTCGAGATCGTGCCGGACGAGGCGGCCGTGGTGCTCCGCATCTTTGAGGATTACGTCGGCGGCATGTCCCCGCGCGACATAGCCCACCGCCTCAATCGTGAGGGCGTCGCCCCGCCGCGTGGCGCGAAGTGGAACGCGAGCACGATCAACGGCAACCTGGCACGCGGGCACGGGATGATCCTCAACCCGCTCTTCGCCGGCCGGATCGTCTGGAACCGCACCGTCATGGTGCGCGATCCGGATACGGGCCGCCGGGTGCCTCGCCCACGGCCGGAAAGCGAGTGGCAGTCGGTCGACGCGCCCCATCTGCGGATCGTGCCGCAGGACCTGTGGGAGGCGGCGCAGGACCGCAAGCACGGCCGCTCGCGCGGCGCGGGGCGCACCCTCGTCCGCACCAAGCGTCTCCTGTCGGGCCTCATCCGCTGCGGTCACTGCGGCGGCGGCATGTCGATCGCCAGCAAGGCACGCGGCCGTCAGCGCATCACCTGCTCGCGCGCCCGCGAGAGCGGCACGTGCCAGAACACGAAGAAGGTCTTTCTCGACGCGATCGAAGAAACCGTGATCGAAGGCCTGCGCGTCCAGCTATCGGATCCGCAGCGCCTCGCCCAGTATGTGCAGGAGTACCGCGAGCGGCGCCGTGCCGAAGCGGCCGCGGCGACCCGGGAACGCACCGCCGTCGAGCGGCGGCTCGCCGAGGTGACGGCCGCCATGGACCGGATCGTCTCCTCGATCGGCGCGGGCATCCTGACGACGGAAGAGGCCCGCGGCCAAATGGCACAGCTTCGGCAGGAGAAGGCGGTGCTCGAGGAGCGCCTCGACGTAGCCATGCGAGAGCTGACGATTGTCGAGCTCCACCCCGAGGCCGTCGAGGCCTACCGGAAGGCCGTCCAGTCGCTGTCGACTGTCCTTCGCGACGCCATCGAAGACGAGGATCAGGACGTCATCGCGGCGTTCCGCGCGCTCGTCGACAGCGTCGTCGTCACACCTGGCGCTCGCTACGAGGCGCCCATCGTCGAAATCAAGGGAAGGCTTGCGGCTTTGACCGGAGCCCCGATCGCGCCATCCGGACGATATCGCCGCGCCGGTGTGGCTCTTGAGGTGGTAGCGGAGGAG